GTGTACAGATATGGAACCGTGCTTCCGTCGCAGGCAGGTGTGAACCAGTTCGCTCCGTATGCCATCCCCTCTGTCATGAGGTCCACCGTGCTGTCATACCATGATCCATTGCTCGGCTTACCGTTTGCTACTGCATTTACAAATAATCTTCTGACTGTCAAAATCTTATCTACCCCAAATGCCGCCTTGACAATTGTTTCTGCCTGAGCAAGGTTTGTGGTTTTCATTTCTGATCCAAAGTAACCTCCTGTAGTGACATTGGTCGCATTCATTCTTGCTGTATAAAGATTTGTGTCTGGAACGACAACAATATGATGCTTTGTGCATTCTGTGTCTCCTGTTCTTAACCAATAATCAAAATGAGCAATTCTCCAATTTACTCCGTTTATGGTCCAGTAATCTCCGATGTACAAATCCTTGAATGTTCCTGCAGCAATCTGTGCGTGCTGCTCTGCAGTGACTGAGGTTCCAAGATATTTGCCTCGAAAAACACTGTTATGATAGCCAGCGTTATCATAACCATTCTCCAAGGCATTTGCTTTCCCAGCCAGCTCGTCCACTGCCTCCTGGAGATTTTCAGCGTTTAATCCGCTGCTTTCATTGTTGTAGCCTATAGATTCTCCGCTTTCTTCCTCCATATTCTTTTTTATTGTCTTAACCTCTCGATTAAGAGCTACCGTATTTTCAAAAATCTCTTTAGGAGCCGCATTGATATTATCGGCATGGTTTGTATCTGTCGTTTCTGTGATATTGATAGACTCCGAAAATACTGCATCTGCTTCGTTGACCTTATAACTTTTCACGTTGTTCCTCCTTCCTAAAAGATGTCGTCAAGCACGTATGTCTGCTCTACGTCATCATCTTTGCCCTTCCTGGTAAAGGTCTTGATACACACAATGTCACCATTGGTGTCATACAATCCGATTTCGCTGATTTCTTTTCCAGCAAGTTCACTCTCTGCAAGGGTACATTCGTATCTGCAGGTTGTGTCGTTCGGGAATGTATAACCATCAATGGCTTTGCGAAACAATTCCTTATTGAGCCTGGACTGGGATTCGGTCGGTGCAATGACTACACCGGAACCGTTTACACCGCCTTCGCCAAATGCCATGCCAATAATTTTCGGAAGCGTGATGGCTCCGGCACGTGCCTTAACCAGGTTTTCCCTGGCTTTCTTTGTGATTACCACGTTTTTGCTCTTTTCTGTACTCATTGGATATACTCCTTTCTATAAATTGAATTAAGGTTCTTCTTTCCGTCCAGCGTATTGCTGCCATCAAGAAACCGGTAATTCCTTGTTTTGGTAATGACCTGTGCCTCCACATCCGCATCTTCTCTTTCAATTCCCATGTGATGCGTAACTGCAGCTTCAAGTCGTTTATTGCCGCCTCTGTACTCCAACATAGCGTTGCCGTCGAGCAACAGTTTTCCGTCCAAATAGACAGTGTTCCAAAAATCAGCCTCAAACTCCGAACGGAATGCCGCCCTGGCATCCGAACTTGACCGTAAGCCGTATGTGCTTCTTACTTTCATTGAGCCTGTGACCTTGTTGTGGGCGCAGGCGACCATTGCAACGATTGCAACGCCCAGTTGATAGCCTCGTGTAACATCAAGCCTGTGTGAGCCGTCCAAATTCCACGAACCGTCCAATAGGTGCGTATTCCAAAAAATGATGTCCGAGGCTATCCGGATTGCTCCTGCCTTGACATCGTTTTCCGTTTCCTGTTCTGTTTTGAATTTTACCTTCTGCAGGTCTGCGTCCGTCGGGGTTGTAAATCCACCGAGCATATACTTAAAACCAAGCATCAGATTGTATCTCATATACGGATAAAGAAGGCTGGAACCATCCAGCAGTTTTCTTCCATCCAGCAGATTGCTATACCAAAACGACTCTGCGATATGGAAGATTATCTTTTTCAGATTCATCTCCTCTAAGTTCCGATTGTCTGATACAATCTCGGTTCGGTCATTCATTATAAACATCGTGTGTGACTGTTTCAGCTCATTCAGCATGGCTCTCGCCCGCTTCGACGCAAGCGTTCCCTCACCCATGAAATATGCTTTGAACACATTCGGGTGTGGTGCCACGAAACCATAATCTCCCGGATCGTTGATGTCCGCAATTCGTACATCAAACCCGGTAGCGGTTTTTAAGTACCCTTCCATCCGATACGGTGTCATTGGCGCCCGATAGTCTCTCTTCCGGTAAATCAGCTGTCGCCTCTCCTCGTATGGAAGATTTTCTCGCACCGGCAGTCCCCACTTAATCTCGTGGTACATCAGTCCCCATGTGGCAGTTTCCGGAAACAGCTGGTTTAGAATATCCTCAGCTATTTCTCTTGCCGTGTCGTATTCCTGGCCCATGACCTCGTACAGCCACTTTCCAACATAGGAATTGTCGTAAAAGCCATCGGACACTGAGGCAATCATGTTCTTTGCACTCTCGCTGACCGGGAAATTCTCTAAATCAAACTTTTCCACATTCACACCCCCTAACTAAAATTAAGGGTACCGGTGTCCGGGTACTCCTCGCTTTTCAGAGTGATGTTCTGCATTTTCCCATTCATCGTGAATGTTTCAAAGTCCTCGACTCCTGCGATTGCAGAAATCAACGGTCTTACATCGTTGTACCTTAGAACTCCTTCGGTTTTCGCCTGTGCATAGACCGCTCTCACGGCTTCCGTAAAGTCTGCCTTAATTTGCTCGATGCCGGTTGTTTCATCGTAGCTGAGTCCTGCAATAACATAATTTACGGCAACCGTTGTGGCTGCCGCACAAGTCAGTTCTGCTGTTCCAGTAGGAAGCAATCTTGCTGACCTATCATTCGGAGAAACGATGTAGTTATACACATCCTGCACTAGCTTCGCATTGGCCGGTTTTCCGTTTCCGTCTACCAGCACCAGTTTCACTGTACCGGGACCGTTCCACGTAGAAATAACTATTGCATCTCCTGCTCCCGCCTGTTTCGCCCATCTCTTATAGTCCGTATCGTTCCCCAGGTATGTCATGCTGTTGTCGTACTCTGCAGCGATCCTGTCGTAAAAATCATCGTCTGTCTCTCTTTCAGTACCGCCACGAATAGGCTCCGGATTGTTAATCTCGGTCACATTCTTATCGGGTACCATCATCAGCACGACCGTATTCGCCGCTACATTAGAACCTGTGCCTGCTTCAACCGCTGATACCGGTATAAGCACTGATCCTTCGCCTCCAACAACCGCATCCTCTGTGGTGGCATACTCAATCGACGGGCCGGTTTCGGTTGCCGCCGTACAGAATACCGTTCCGGATAAAATCTCGGTTCCTTCCGCAGCTGTGATTTTCACATAGCCAAAAGCTGGTTCCGCTTCGTGTCTTGTGAGATGTACCTGGCGACCGTGAAGGTCTAACCATTCATCCCATGCGTATTCCGGGAACGCAATCATCAATGCCCTTACGATATGGAAATTGATAATTTCGTCTTTTTCCAACGCTGCAGGCATCGTCATATCATACGGAAACCCACCCGGCATATCGTCGATGTCGTCCGGCAGGTTATTCATCATTCGCTCGTGAATTTCCTCTGCTGAGTTTCCTTCCAGGAACTCCGGTCTGTTAAATTCCGGCTGCATACTCTCCACCTCCTTTACAAGCTAATCTCTATTTCTTCATCCCAGTTGCTACCCTTTACCTTGAAGGTTACGTGCATCTGATCGCCTTCCCAGGTAAATTGAAAATCCCGGACATTTTCTGCCCGGGGATTTACCATAATTGCATCTGTGATTGTTCTTTCCACCATGGACTCAACAGTTTTTTCATCGTCGTTATCCATGGCACGCTCCATTTCGGTACCGATTGAATCAGGGTACGCCAAACAGCGGTACCGCTCTGTCTGTGCAATCTTAAAACACCAAATGGCGAAGGCTTCTTTGCCGTCGCATTCCTTAATCCTGTGCGCCCCATCTCTCACGAAGTCTCCCAGTTCCGGGTCCCACTTCATACTCCTTTTGTACTGAGTGTCGTACTGGCTGTCCTCCGAGATAAAATCCGGTACCTCAACAACCGGAAATAGTGGCTGTGACATTTGCCTCGCCTCCTTTATGATTTCTCGATCACATCAATTACGACTGCTTCGCTCTGAATCCAGGCAACCAGCACTCGATCTCCCGCTTTCACTGCAGGTATCGTTACACTGTGGCTATGAAGAGGAACGCCCGACGGCGATTTGCCAAGCCAGCTCTGTTCCGAGGTTGAAAGTGTCAATCCTGCAGCCAGTCTGCAGATCGTGTAGTCTCCCTTCGGGATCGGCACCGGGAATGTGTTCGTTTTCAAACTTCCGTTTGCCTGGATTTCTCCAAAATCTAAAGTCAGCGGAGACTCTGTTTTCTGCGAGGTTCTCTTATCTAACACCTGCGCCAGTTTCGCTGTCCCTGGGTGTCCGTCAAATTGATCCATCTGTATCACCTGCCTTTAATCAAAAGTTCCGTCGTCAACCCACCCATACACGTTGCTTCCACTGTCCGTATGGATCAGATGCCAAGGGTGTGCTTTCCCGGAACCGTTCTTAATCGTAATCTTTGCTTTTCCTGCCCTGGCGTTATAGCCTTTTGAGCCTGGGTAGCTGCTCACATAATGGGTTCCACCGTGGAAATTCACGATGTCGCCCACATTGTAATCTTTCTTTTTCTCGGAGCTTGCCTTTTCTTTCTTTGGCTCTGCAAGTTCCAAATCCATTGTCATGCTGCAGGTGTCTGCCGTGTGCTGGATGCCTTTCACGTAGTAATACGACTGAGCCAGCTCACTCATTACATACACCAGGTCGCCTTTTCGGACAAACGGAACATCCGGAGACTGTGCTTTAATCTCCTTTTTGATTTTTCCTTCGCCATCCAAGATTTCCTGTGCTGCAGATTTGGCGTCCGCAAGGCTTTCATCTTTACCTCTTGTATAAATTCTCTGACGGATACCATACTTTGTCTCGCCGTTTACCGTGGCTTCAACACTGGTTCTTCCATCATCGTCTGCCTTCCCTACAACCTTGACCCTAGTAATCATATCTGCTGTGCTTATGCTCTGACTGAACATCTGCGTGTTATC